CTCCGGCCCGACCACGGGCGGCCGGGCCGCCGCCACGAGGGGCAGGCCGGCCAGCAGCAGGGCGGTGACGAGGCGGCGCGGAGCGAACATCGTTGCAATCCTAACTAACGGCGTGGGTCTTTGATACGGCTTCCACGCACGAAAACATGCGTCGAGGCCAGACCCTTGGCTGGAAAGGCATGTTCGTGAGAATGCAGTGAATCCGGTCTGAACTTATCCACATGCCACCGGCGGCCGTTCAGCGCAACAAGCCGCCATTTTCCCGGCGGTTCGCGCGGGATCCGCTCAGGCCACCGCGGTCGCGCCGGCGGTGGCATCCAGCGCCTGCTCCACCAGCTCCCAGCCTGCACCAGGACGGTGCGCGCCCTCGCTGAGGACCTGGCGGAACAGGCGGCCGCCGGGCTGGCCATGGAACAGGCCAAGGACATGCCGCACCACGTGCTTGAGCGGCAGGCCCGAGGCCAGCTGCCGCTCCACGTAGGGGCGCAGGCGGCGCAGCAGGGTGGCGCGTCCGGCCAGCTCGCCGCCGTACAGGGCCACGTCCAGCCGGTGCAGCAGGTAGGGATCGTGGTAGGCGGCGCGGCCCAGCATCACCCCGTCCACGTGCGCCAGCTGCTCCTGGACCTGTGGCTCGGAGGCGATGCCGCCGTTGACCAGCACCTCCAGGTCCGGACGCTCGCGCTTGAGCCGCCAGGCCCATTCGTAGCGCAGCGGCGGCACCTCGCGGTTCTCCCTGGGCGACAGCCCCTGCAGCCAGGCATTGCGCGCATGCACCACGAAGGTGCGGCAACCGGCCGCGGCCACCGCTTCGACGAAGGCGGCGAAGCGCTCGTACTCGTGGTCCTCGTCCACGCCCAGCCGGCACTTCACCGTTACCGGCACCTCGCGGCCGTCGGCGCGGGCACCCTCGATCATGGCCGCCACGCACTCGGCCACCAGCCCCGGCTCGCGCATCAGGCAGGCACCGAAGCGGCCGGCCTGGACCCGGTCGGAGGGGCAGCCGCAGTTGAGGTTGACCTCGTCGTAGCCCCACTCCACGCCGATCCGGGTGGCCTGCGCCAGTACCTCCGGCTCGCTGCCGCCCAGCTGCAGCGCCACCGGGTGCTCGGCCGGGTCGAAGCCCAGCAGCCGCCCGCGGTCGCCGAGCACCACCGCGTTGGCGTGCACCATCTCGGTGTACAGCCGCGCATGCGGCGCCAGCAGGCGGTGGAACACCCGGCAGTGGCGGTCGGTCCAGTCCATCATGGGCGCCACGGACAGCAACGGCGCTTGGCTTTTCAACGAATTCATTGCTTTACCTGAAATTACGGGGCCTGCGCTTACCCGCTGGCACCCGCGTTTTCCCTCGGTTTCCCGCCGGGATGTACCATTGGTGCACCACGAAAGGCTTGGTACACCATGCCCACCTACCAGCAGAGATCCGGCAGTTGGCGCGCCATTGTGCGCCGCAAGGGCCACAAGCCCCAAACCCGCACCTTCCCGACCAAGTCCGCGGCCAAAGTATGGGCGGAGCGGGTGGAACGGGAGCTGGCCGAGATGGAGGCGCGGGGCGGGCATCCCAATGATGACCTCACGATCGCCCAGCTGATCGACTGGCGCCTGGAGGAGGTGGCTTCGGTCAAGCCGGTGTCCAAGACCCAGGCAGGGAACATGTCACGCCTACGCGAGAGTCTGGGCGATGTCGTAGCGAGGAAGCTCACCGCGAACCATGTCATCGAGCACGTGCAGCGACGGATCTCCGGCCAGCACATGCTCCCGAACGGCCATCTGGCTCCGCCCTGCGCCCCTGCCACCATCAACGTCGAGCTGGGATACCTAAGCGAGCTCCTGAAGCTGGCAAAGCCGATGAAAGGGGTCGCCACCATCGGCGACCCCGTCGCGGAGGCCAGGCCCGTCCTGCGCCTGCTCAAGATGGTGGGCAAGTCAAAGCGACGTGACCGCCGCCCCACGCCCGACGAGTTGAGGCGGCTGCACGCCCATTTTGCAGAGTCCGCGTGGCGATCGCAGATCCCCATGAACGACCTGGTGGAGTTCGCGATTGCCTCTGCGAAGCGGGAGGGCGAGATCTGCCGCCTGCTCTGGTCCGACTTGGACGAAAGCAATCGCACCCTGCTGCTGCGCGACGCCAAGCACCCGCGCAAGAAGGCAGGCAACCACAAGCGATTCCCGCTCCTGGGGGCGGCTTGGGACGTCGTGCAACGGCAGCGCCGCATCGACGGCGAGGACCGCATCTTCCCCTACAACTCCAAGTCCGTCGGCACCTCGTTTACCCGTGCCTGCAAGGCGCTCGGGATCGAGGATCTCCATTTCCACGACCTTCGCCATGAGGCAACGTCGCGCCTCTTCGAACAGGGATACGACATCCCGGAAGTTGCCGCGGTGACGCTACACGAGTCGTGGAATGAGCTGAAGCGCTACACCCAGCTGCGTCCAGAGAGCCTCCACAGGCCCATGCCCGAAGCGAGCGCCTAGCCATCACCGTCGCCGGCGGGGCCTTCGGGGCGTGACTGTGATCGAAGCCGCGATGCGCGCCCGCTCCTCCGCCATCTGCTCGACCGTGAGGCGTGGGCGACCATCTTCCCCGGCTGCCACGGGCAGCCGCGCCCACCGCTCGCGTTTGGCGGCGGCCTCCCGCTCGAGCCTGGCCATGTGCCGCTGCGCCCAGAGCTCGGCACCACGGCGGCCAGCTTCATAGCTGGTGCAGTCCCGGCGGACCTGCTGATCTTCGTCCAGGTGGTAGTTGAGCACCGCGAACCACGTGCCGCCCACCCGGTCCATCAGCCGCACCACCCCGACGCCATCCAGCTCGAGGACAGTGGGCGGGCCGCTGGCGGTGAGGTGGACAAGCTTCCATTGCATGGCGCGGCATCCTACGGGCCGGCGTATCGGATCCTGCGACAGTCACCGTGGGTCCAGCGACTCCCGGGGCTCGGGGCCGTCCAGCGCGAAACCGCGGACGGCGTCGGCGGATCCCGCCACGACCCACGCTGGGGCCTCGCCGGGCGCCTCCGCGGGGAGGCGGAGGCGGCACTGCCGGAGAACTCCAGCAGGGCCAGCGCGGCGCGGGCAAGCTCCTGCTCGAGCTGCTGGCGGCGCTCCGGGTCGGGCGGGAACTTGAAGGCGTCCATGGGCGGAATCTCGCGCTGCCCACGCCACGGCGGCGTGACGGTGCCCGGTGTACTCTCCGGCCATGTGCTACTCAGCCCAGATCTACGCCGAGTTCAAGCTTTTCCAGCGCCAGTTCGGCGCTGTGATGGACATCGAGACCTACGTGGCCACCTTCTGGCCCGGGGAGAAGAAGCAGCCGCGGGCGAAGGCGCCGCGGGCGATGATCCGGGAGCTGGAAGAGATCGGGCCGCCGGAGCTGCGGGCGGCCCTGCTCGCCCAGGACCAGGCCGACATCGCGGCGCTTGAGGAGGAGCTGTTCGCCCTGCGCCGGCGGGTGGGCGACGCCCAGCGGGCGCTGAAGGTGAAGGTCACGAAGAAGGCCCAGGAGGACGTGCGCATCGGCACGAACAAGGGCAAGGCCGCCCGCCGGCGGCTGGACATCCTCAAGGGCCTGGCCAGCGACAACGACCGCGTGTTCCCCGGCATGTACGCCCCGGTGATGGTCTGGGAGGGCGGCCAGCGCGTGGTGAAGCCCATGCGCTACCAGTGCCGGCCCTGCGGCAAGCCGGCCTTCTACGATCGCAAGTTCCCCGGCACCTACAACGCCCGGCGGGACAGCCTGGAGGGGTTCTGGTCCGGTCAGTTCGGCGTGAGCCACGGGCTGATGGTGGCCACCCGCTTCTACGAGAACGTCCAGGGTCCGGACGGGAAGAACCGCGTGCTCGAGTTCCCCCCCCGCGACGGCGAGCCGATGCTGGTCGCCTGCCTGTGGTCCCGCTGGACCGACCCGGCCGGCAAGGAGCCCGACCTGCTGAGCTTCGCGGCCATCACTGACGAGCCGGAGCCGGAGGTGGCCGCTGCCGGCCACGATCGCACCATCATCAACATCAAGCCCGAGCACATCGATGCCTGGCTCAACCCCGAGCCGGGCAACCTGGCGGCGCTGCAGGCGATTTTCGACGACAAGCGCCACCCCTACTACGAGCACCGGATCGCCGCATGAAAACCCGAGCCGAGATCGACGCCGAGCTGCAGCGACTGGAGCAGCGCCTGCCGCGCCTGGTGGACGAGTGCGAGCCTGACGAGGTGCTGGAGGCGTTCGCCGGCGAGGCGGAGTGCCTGGTTGAACAGGCGCCGGTCGAGTACGTCGAGCACATCCACGCGACCATCAGCTGCATGCTGTCGTCGGCCGGGCTGATCCCCGGGGACAACGATGGCGAGAGCTGCGCCTAGGTGCCAGCCACGCGAGCTAGCCCCGCGGCGGGTACGGGTCGGTACCGTAGGTGCGCTCGTCCTGCCAGAGCCCATCACGTCCTTGGATACGTAGACCTGATGGCCGCGACTGCTGCTCCCATAGGGCGCGAGCGCGCCGCGCCCCCTCGGCTACGGCCTCTGCCTGCGTGGAAAAGTTAGCGACCACCTGGTCACCAGTCCTCAGAACCCAAACGCCGCCAGACAGAACAACGTAATAGTAGAAGCGAGGCATATCGTCCCCCCTGTAAGGTGAGGTGGTAATACACCTCCCGCCGACCAGTTTCTATAGGATTTCCCCTACCCACCGCGCGCGAAGGGAAAGCCGGGTCACGACGAGCCTTTCGGGCGTCTCGCGCGCCATGGGGAGTAGCGCGGCCGGCACGGCGCGACCCGGGGAGTGGTGCGCCGACGCATCGATTCTCTGCGGCATGCGTCGCAGGAGCCGAGACCAGCCACCCCGCCCATCCCTGAGCGGGGCCGCGCCGGGTGGATTGCCTGGTGGCCCCGGGCGTTGGCTGGTGGCCTCATGTTCCCGTCCCGTGCGCGAGTTTGTTATCGGCGCTGTACGCTTGGAGGGGTAAGGGAAGTCTGATTCAAGCAGCGAGGTCCGCGTAGGTGCGGCCCGCCCCTCCGTTGTAAAGCCAGCTCATTTCTGCAGTAGTCAGCGGACCTCCCGCGATCGCGAAGCCATCGGCCTCTGCGCCCGCCTGCGTGCCGCTGTACACGCTTCCGAGCGTGATGAATCGCTCGACGATGGCCTGGGTGCCGTTTGACGCCTTGGTCAACGTTCGCACTTCGCCGTTGACGAACAGCGATAGCACTCGCGTGGCACGGTCGTAGCTCACGCCCGCGAACGACCATACATTGACAGGGGCAGAGATTCGCGCGGTCACCTGCACTTCGCCCGCACTGTCGCGGTACGCGCCGCCGATCCCTCCATCGACCCAGTCGAGCCACATCGTCTCGCCAGCGGGCTGCGCCCTGGCAATTGCAGCCAGGACTCGTGGGCTGCTTGATGTGGGCTTGAACCAGCTCCACATCGCGCCCCCGCTTGCCTCAAACCCACCCAGCTCTGCCAGCGTCGACCCTATGCTGTACTGGGCTCGCGCGGACTGCAGCGCCTGCCCATGCTTCCCAGTCGTGTAGCCGCCTCCCGAGGCGACGGTCATCGCTCGTGGAAGTCCCGCGGCATTCGCGGGGTTCTTGCTGTTGAGCAAGTCCCCGTCGAACTCGTACCACGCGACGACCTTGCTCGCGAGCCCAGGGTCAGCCGATGCTCCCGCCATCATCATCCTGCGCAGGATCATGCCCCGCGCTCCTGCATGGCATAGCTCACTGTGGTGCCGCCGTCATAGCTGACAAAGGTCAGCCAGGTCACGGCCCCGGCGGCACTGGCCACGGCGGTGTCACTGCCGCCAAGCGGCTTCCAGCCGGCCGGGAAGGTGACCGTGCGGCTGCCGGTGGCGTCCTGCACGATGCGCACCTCGCCCTCGGTGGCATAGCCAGACGGGGCGCAATCGGCCAGCGCCATGGTGACATTGCCGGTCAGGCTCAGGGTGTGCCGCCGCGCCAGCCCGTGACCACAGTTGATGGTGGCCGTGCCGGAAGCCACGGACACGGCGTGGATCTTCAGCCCGGCCAGATCGCGCAGGCTGATCTTGGCATCGTCACCGACCGCGACCGGGTTGTCGTCGGTATCGGTGCCGCCATCCAGCGCCTGCAGGGGGATCACCTCGGTCCCGGCGTAGGCCTTGAGGGCGGGGTTGTCGTCAAAGCGTTTGGTGGTCATGTCCGGTCATCCTTCATAGGTGGTGCCGTCCTGGTCGGCGTAAACGGTGCCGTCTTGGTCGGCATACGGCAGGCGCGGGCTGGTGCGGTAGGCAAACAGCGCGGTGGCGGCCTGCCAGCTGTCCAGGCCATCGCGAACGGCCCAGACTTCCAGCCGGGCATCGCCGTTGCCGCCCAGCACCGGCACGCTGGCCGTGGTGCCGGTCAGGCCGGCCTGCTCTTCGTCCAGCACGTCATCGATGTACACCCGCAAGGTGTAGGTCGTGCCCGGCTCCGGGCCGATGCTGGCTGCCTCGGCATCAATCAGCTGGCCGCCCTGCTGCAAACGGTCACGGTGGGCCCAACTCACATCGAAGGCACCCACCACCAGGGGCGGCGGCATGGCCGAATCGATACGCAGGCGGCCGGGGGCATACGGGCGGTGCTGGCGCCGGGCGGTCTGGATGCTGATCACCGGGGCGCTGGCCAGATCGAGTGCTGCGCTGGCAGTGCGCGTTACCAGCCTGCCGTCGACCTCCACCTCGCCGGTGTACCGGGTCGGGTCCAGCGCGATCGAGTCACCGAGGATCCACAGGCGTGAGCCTGCGGCGTGCGTGGCCGGCACGGTGTCCGCGCAGCCGCGGCCCAAGGTGATGGTGCCGGCGAGCCGGTCGATGGCATCAAGGCGACAGATCTCGCTGTCCCACAGCACCATCGCGCCGACGGTGACCTCATCGTCGTATCGCAGGTTGCTGATGCTGATCTCGGTCTCCGTCCTGCCGCATGCCGCCACGCTCATGGCAGTGGCGCACCAGTCGGTGTCGTCGGCCTCGGTGTAACCGTCGCCGGCGTCCACGTGCAGGGCGTACCCGATCTCACTGCCTGCCGGGGTGGCCACGGCGAACAGGTAGGCGTCGTCCGGAGCCAGCGCGGCGAACTCCCCCGGCGGCATCATGCTGGCCAGCAAGGCGTAGGGCAGCTCCTCGAGGCGGGCTGCAGCCGCAGCCTGCGGTGCGGCGTCAGCCTGGCCACCGCCCCCCGGCTCCGGCAGGACGTAGGTCACGTCCGGCAGCGCGTAGACGTCCTGGATCGCGCTCAGGCTGATGGCCCCGCTGCGCAGCGTGCCGCGGTCGATATCGCCCACGCGGCAGACCATGTCTCCGATGCCACGGCGCGGGGCCTGCAGGCGGAACCGCTGGCCCGGGCGCCACGCCCAGGGCACGCGGGTGGTCTTCATCTCCAGGCGTCGCTGCGGCTGGCCCTTGGCCTGCAGGTCACGTGCCCCGGCTCGCAAGGCCAAGGCCTCGACGGGAATCTCGCGATAGGTAGAGACCTCGGCAACCACACCGCCAGCGCGACGGATACCGCCAAGCGACTGTACCGGCGCGGTGGAGCGGTCTTCCTTGGCAATCGGGTCGAACCATTCGACGATGACCTGGTTGACCGCTTCGTCCAGCGTAGCCGGCTGCTCCTTGTACTCGATGATGTCGTCATCGGTCAGGATCGGCAGGTCGTCCAGCACGTAGTCGGGCCGGATCAGATCCAGGTGCCAGCGGCCATCGATGGGCGAGCGGGCCATGGATGCGCCGATGACGTTGCAGATTCGCTGCTGGAACTGCTGCACGCTCTCGGATCCCGGCACCCACTGCGTGCACAGTCCGAAGCCTTCTGCGTACAGGCGGTCGGCTGCAGCGATGAAGCTGGCTTCGTCGATGTCCTCGGCCGGCTCATCACCCATCCAGCTGTCGGTGATGGACTGGTAGAGGATGTGGGCGGGGTTCATGCCCACACGGTCAGTGGCGACTGACTTGAGCTTGAAGGCCGCATAGGAATAGCTGCCCTCGTCCTCGACCTTCACGGCGATGACGTTGCGCCCAAAGCGGAGCAGGCCGACAGGCACCTCCACGTCATGCAGGAACGCGGCGACGCCAGGCTCAAGGCTGGTACCAGATCGCGGCAGTACCTCTGTGCCATTGATCCAGACCGTCGCCCAGTTGTCGACGAACAGCTGGAGTGTGAAGTCGTATGTGGCATCCAGAAAAAACTCACGACGGATCCATATGGTGGTGCCCAGCGGCCACTCGGTGCCAACCTCAAGGGGATACCCGCCAGCTCCGGCGTATGGGTGTGAAGCCGCAGATGCGAACGGCATCCGACCAATATCCCAGCCCGAATCGTCGAAGTTCTCAGCCGCCCATGCCGTCTCACCATCACCAGCGTTGTAGCGCCAGCCGTCACTGGTGGGGCCAAGGTCAACCAGCCCCCCCATCCCGAGCGGAACAACTGCCTTCTCCGGATACCAGCACCCGCCCTCTCCTTCCCAGCCCTCGAGGATCCGGCGCACCTTGAACGATGCCGTCTTGGGGTACGGCGAGAAGGCGCCCCACAGGCCGCCCTGCCAGATGGCGCTGAACCGGCCGCGGTGGGCGCTCTGCTGGGGGCCGAGATTCGCAGCCAAGTAGCTGCTGGGAAGCTGGTCCTGCCGGCCGAAGCGCACCTCGAGCACGCCTTCCAGCCCGCCCTCGCCGCCGGTCTTGTCGCCTCCCCACAGTTCCTTGGCCGCGATGTTCAGCGCGCCGTTGTCGGTCAGCTGGCCACGCCATGCGGTCTTGTCGCCGGCGCGGAACTCGAGCAGCGCATCCACCGGGCCGCGGCAGATGAAGAAGTGGAACAGCTGCTTGTACCAGTAGCCGATGATCGGGCGGCCGTTCCAGCCGGACTTCTTGCCGCGGATGTTCTTGGTGCCCATCGGCTTGTGGCCGACGACGGTGGGATCGTCCACCCACACCTCGCCGAACACCATGCGGATGCCCTGGCCATCCTCGACCTGCGGCGACTCTGCGGTGCTTTTCGCCGCATCCGTCGGATTGGGCGCCAGCGCCATCATGATCAGGGTGGAGACCACCATGATGGCGATCTGAATCCAGAAGCCGGCGTGCATCTCCCGTGCACCGGTCAGTGCGGTGGCCAGCATCACGCCGGTGGCGACCAGCAGCACACCCGCCAGCCCCAGGCACAGCCACCGGCCCACATTGGTATCCATCCACAAGTGACGCAGTCGCCATCCGTACACGTAGGCCAGGCGCTGCAGGGCGGTGCGTTGGGTCATGGGGGGTTGCCGCTCCAGGGATTCTTGGTCGGCAGGTGGAACACGCCGCCGTAGTTGTCGGTGTTGTCGCGGGCGGCGCAGGCCTCCCAGTTGTGGGCACAGCCGGGCCACGCGGTGCCCTCGAGGCCTTCGGCCAGGTCGGCCGCGCCGTACTCGAGCGTGAGGGTGTCGCCGCTATGCGCCATGATCGTGCGCTCCTCGATCAGGCCGTCCGGGCGCATCCACTCCACCCACCCACCATCCATGGGCAACGAGCTGGTGCCGAACTCGGGGGCGGTGATCGTCAGGCCGCTGGCAGCGGTGAGCGTGAACGGGATGGCGAACAGATCCTTGTCGAGGTTGCACTCGCCCGGGCCCTGCCCGTACACGACCAGGTCGCAGGCGCGCTGGCAGCGATGGCCACCGCCGGCACCGCGATGCCGGGCGCGGGTGTTGTTGCATGTCAGCGTCAGCAGGGTGTCGGTGAACTCCGGCTGCGCCACGCGGCCGCGCCAGTTCACCACCACCTCGGCGTCGGCGTCGCCGCGGTGCATGCTCATCACCGTGGCGATGACCTTGCGCGCCGGCGGGTACGGGCGCCAGATGCCGGCGAACGCCTGCGTCGGCGGCGGGTTGGGCGCGTTCGGATCCAGCGCGATCGGCAGGGTGATGGTGACGCGGTTCTTCGCCACCTCCGTGGTCTCGCGCACGGCGCTGACGCTGATGCCGGACGGCACGTAGGTCAGGCCATCCAGCTCCACCGGCGTATCGCCCGCGGTGTAGCCCCACGACAGCGGGCCCAGGTCGAAGCGCACCAGCTGCACCGGCCGGCCGAGGAAGCGGGACAGTTCGCGGAGCTTAAACATCGGGGACGACCGCAGTGAATGGCGTGCTGGCCCTGGCGGCGCCGGCCAGGTCGGCGTGGTGCTCGAGCACCACCTCGTCGCTGGCCAGCGTGCAGAGCGTGAGGAACTCGATCCGGCGGATGGCGCCGGGGGCCACTGCCTGGCCCAGCGCGCTGGACAGCTGCAGGACCTCGTTGGCGCCGCTCTCGGCGCTGCCAGTGATGCGCCGGATGAAGGCGGTGCCGTCGTGCAAGACGATGCGCACGTCGCGCCGGTTGGGCTGCTGGCGGCCGTACAGGGTGTAGCCGGCCCACTCCACGGTCAGCCAGGTGCTGGAGGATCCGATGGAGGCGGAGGCCTTCAGGTCCTGCAGGCCGCTGGGCACCCACAGCGGCACCTGACGGCCGCGCAGGCCGTACAGCAAGGAGCGGAAGGCGGCGCGCTCGGCGGCGCCCCACAGGCGCCACCGGTGCGACTGGGCGCGGAACGCGCGGCCGGGCAGGTCGAACGTGGCCGGCAGGCCCACGTCGTTGTCCTCGTCGGTGAGGATGCGGGCGTAGCTGAGGCTGCCGTTCTCGCCGGCGTCGGACACGTGCTCCAGCACCGGGTGGCCGAGGTACTCCGTCGCCGGCAGCTGCGCCGGCCAGTCGCAGGCTTCCTGCACCAGGAACGTGAGGGTGCGGCGGCCGGACAGGTCGGTCCAGAGGGTTTCCTCCGGGCCGTCCGCCAGCCGGGCGCGGCGCACCGGGTACAGGCGGGTGCCCGCCGGCCAGGCCTGCGTGGTGGCGCTGGCCAGCTCCAGGCCGTCTTCGCCCACCTCGTCGAGGGTCACCAGCTCCCACTGGCGCAGGCTGCGCCACAGCAGGGCGCGGCCGCCGCCGACGAAGTCGCGGTAGGCCGGGTCGCAGGGGATGGTGGTGGCGCCAGAGGACAGGGGCGCGGCGAGGTACTGCACGTCCGGCCAGATGGGCAGGGCCCAGTCGCTGCGGCCGCCGCGATCGGCGATCAGCGCGTCGGCCACGCGGCGCTCCTGGCCGGCGGCCACCACGTCGAAGGTGAACGTGCGGCGCGGCGCCTGGCGCAGGCTGCGGTGCTGGGTGACGCCGGTCGCCGGCGCCTGCAGCACGTCGGTGAGCCAGGCCAGCGACTCACGGACCGGGTTGCGCCAGTCCGGCGGGACTGGCCAGACCACCGGGGATCCGGACGCGAAACTCACTGCTGCCACCCCGCCTGGACGGCACCGCCCTCCTCCACCACGGTGTTGACCACCACGCGACGGAACTCGTGGCTGTTGGCCAGCGCCTGGGCCAGCATGTCGCCGGAGAGCAGGTTCATCACGGCGACCTTGACGTCGCCCAGGGGGCTACCGCCCACCAGGCCGCCGTCGGCGAAGCTGAAGCGCGGCGCCGGCGCCGTGCGCACGTTCGGCGCGCGAAAACCGTCCAGTGCCACCTGGCGCGCGTGGAGCGCCTGCATCGCGGCCAGGCCGTAGTGCCGCACGGTTTCTTGCGGCATGACGTATTCGCCGCGGTGGACGACGCCGGCGACGGCGTACTTGCCGCCGGGGCCGGTGTAGCCGCCGTCGGCGAAGCCCGTGGCCGCGCCGATGCTGTTGGCCACGGTCAAGGCTTGCGCCGCGGCCATCAGCTGCGCAGCCGCCACGGTGATCGCCGCTGCACCCGAGTTCAGGCCGGCCCCCGCCGTGCCGAGCGTGGCAGACGCGCCGGCCAAGGCTGCGCTCGCTCCCTGGATCGGGGCCGCATACGCGACGCCGGCGGCTGCAGCCTCCGCCGGATCCGGCTGCCCGACGTCGAGGCCGCCGGCCTTGCCGGCCAGCTTCATGAGCTGCGCGGTGGCCGCGGACGCCAGCTGCTGGGAAGCCAGCTGGCCCAGGGCATCGGCGATGCCGCCGACGACCGCCTTGATGGCATCGCCCAGGCTCAGGCTTTCGGTGCGGATCTTCTCCAAGGCACCACCGATGCCCGACTCCAGCCCCTGCCGGAACGTGGTGGCCAGCAACCCTGCCTGGTTCTGCAGCTCGAACAGGCGGTTCTCCATCTCCGCCAGCCGCGCCAGCGCTTCCGGGCTGCCCAGCAGCTGGGCCTGCTCGCGCATCAGCGGCAGCAGGCGCTGCAGCTCGGCGATCTCGCGCTGGCGGATCTCCAGCAGCTTTTCCTGGGCGGTGATGCTGCTGATCAGCCCCGCCTGCTGCTCGATGTGCACGCGCTGCTCGGCGGCGCTGAACTGGCGCTGGGCGCGATCGAGCTCGCCGGTGAGCCGGGTCAGCTCGGCGTTGGCTTCCCGAAGGCCGAGCAGGCGCGTGATCTCGGCGGCCTCGGCCGCGTGGCCGAGGTTCTCCATTTCGGTACGCAGGCGCTTGAGCTTCAGCGTGGCCTCGTCCAGGCCCTCGGGCGCCTGCTGCCCGGTCAGGCGGGCGATCTCCAGCTGGACGGCCACCATTTCCTTGGCGGCCTCGCCGCGGCGCTGCTCGCTGTCCAGCAGCTGCGCGTAGTCGATCAGCTGCTGCTTGAGGGCGTCGCTGGCGTTGCGGTAGGCGCCTTCCTCGATCTCATAGCGGATCCGCGCGGCCTCCGAAGCACGCGTCTCCCCTTCGCCCAGCTCGGCCAGCAGGGCGATCTGGCGCTGCAGGTTCGCCACCTCTCGCGCCGCCTGCTTGTCCGCGTCGTTCTCGGCCTTGCTGCCGCCCTTGGTCTTGTACCTGTCCTCGATCTGCGCCTTCAGCTTCTCGAAGGAGCCGTCGTACAGGCGGTCGTCGTTGGGGTTGGCAACGGCGATGCGGTTGTACAGCTGGATCAGTTCGTTGATCTCGCGCTGCTTGGCCGCCTGCTTGTCGAGGCCGGCGACCATGGCATCGACCCGATCGATGGCGTCCTTGGCGGCGCGGGCTTCGGCTTCGCGCTCAGCCTGGCGCCGGGCGTCCTCTTCGTTCGAGGCCTTGGTCAGCCTCAGCTCCTCAAGGCGCGCCCGCGCCACCCGCTCCGCGGCGGCGTAGCGCTCGTGGTCGCCCTTGAATGCCCACGAGCGCTGGGCCTGCTGGTAGAGCTGGATGTCGGATTCCAGCTGCTCGATCTGCGCATCGAGGTCCGTGCGCCCGAGATCCTTCAGCTTGTCCCAGACGCTCCCCAGCGTGTCCAGCACACCCCGCCACGCCCGCTCGATCATGCCGGCCTGCTGCTCCATCAGGGCAACGCGGCTCCTGGACATCTGCTCGGTCTGCGCGATCGCCTCGCGCACCGCGTCCTGCTGGCGCCCCTGCTCTTCCAGCGACTTGATGTGGGCGTAGGTGGCCGCGGTGAGGAAGTTGTACTGGCGGTCCAGCTCCCGCAGCGCCTTGACCGGCTCGGCCGCCAGGCCGGCCACCTGCCGGGTCGTCTGCTCAATGCTCTGGCCGGTGAGCCGGGAGAGGTTGACCGCCGCCGTGGTCAGGGACTCCAGATGCTCGGCGCCTACGCCCGCCGACTGCAGCAGCAGGGACAGCGCCTTGTCGGCATCGCCGAACTCGCCCGTCGCCTCGCCTACGCGATTGCCCATCTCCGCCACCTGGCCGGCGGTGACGCCGGCCTGATTGCCGGTCGCCAGGATGGTGGCCTCCAGCGATCGCATTTCCAGGTAGCCCTTCACCGCCGCCGCGCCCAGCGCGACCACGCTGCCGGCGGCGATGCCGGCCGCCATTCCCATGCCGCTGAGGAGCACCGAGGCCGCGCCGGCCTGGTTGCCCAGCTGCAGGATCTGGTTGCCGGCCATGGCCCAGTTGCCCGTGGCCGAGTAGGTGAGCAGCTGCGTCAGGTTGCGCTGCACGCCGGCGGAGTTGAGGTTCAGGGCGCGCTGGTTCTGCGCCATCTGCAGCGCCTGGCGCTGGGCGGTGACGTTCGCCATCGCCCGGTTGTACTGCTCGCGGCTGATGCGCCCTTCGTCCACGGCGCGCCTCAGCTCTTCCTCGTCGCGCTTCAGGCGCTGCAGGGTACTGGCGGTCTTGTCGTAGCGCTTCAGGGTGCCGTCCAGCTGCTTCTGGGATTCGCCCTCGGCCTTCTGCAACTTCGCGTGGGACTTGTCGAGCGAGACCAGGGCCTCGTCGTACTCCTCCATGGTGATCAGGCCCTTGGCCATGGCCTTGTCCAGCATGGCCTCGGCCTGCGCCAGCTCCTCCCAGCTGCCGGCGCCGCGCGCGATGACGCCCTGCAGCTCGCCGATCAGGCCGATCTCCTCGGCGACGGCCTGCTGGGTGGCGCGCGCCGCCGCGGCGTAGCTCTCCTGGGCGGCGGTGGCGGCGTCCAGCCCGTCTGCCGGTGCCACGCCGGCCATCACGTCCGCGGCCTTGCTGGCGGATTCGGCGAGGTCGTCCAACCCCGCCTGCACTGCGGCCACGTCGCGCTGCGCCTGCGCGAAGTGGGTGCGCAGGCGGAAATCCATGGTGAAGTCGCGCGAGGTGTTCATCCGTCCTTCCTGAGCGTGTTGATCAACTTCCGTACGGCCTTGACGCCTTCAGCGGTGTCTGCCCGTGCCGCCATGCCGTCCTCGATCCTGTCCGCGCGTTCCCTGCGCTGGCGGCGCTGCTCCCGTTCGTAGAACAGGATCAGCTGCCGTTCGGTGTATCCGCGGAGCCGCTGGAGATCTCCGAGGCCGGCGCGGGCGAGGCAGAGGAGGACGTCTGGCCAGTCGACGCTGTCGCGGCCGCCCGCAGGTCCAGCAGCTGCGTTGCGGCCTCGTGGACGAAAAAACCGCAGTTCACCGTGAACCAGGTGTTGACCAGCAGTTCGCCCTGCGCCCTCGGCAGGCCGGCGATCCATTCCGGCTCGACGCCGGCGGACCGGGACACCAGCACCAGCACGATGTCCCGGTGCCTGGCCAGCAAAGGGCGCACGCGGTCGTAGCGCAGCGCGCCGGTGGCGATGCTGCGGGCGATGTCGTCGATCAGCGGCGCGGCGAGGATCGACACCTCCAGGCTCTCGCCGAAGGTGTACTCGCGCACGAGCAGCTCGCGGCCGTTGACGACCAGCGGCACGTCCGGGAACAGCACCGAGGCCGCGGACGCCTCCGGCTCGGTAGCCGGAGGCGTCGCGGCCGTGGCCGCCCCCTCGTCAGGCAGGCGGGTGGCCATCAGCTCTCCTGCGGGATCTCGATGCGACCGAAGCCGCCCAGGTTCGGATCCAGCGCGGTCTCCGCGTCGAACAGCACGGTGCCGGACAGCGGCAGCTCGCCGAAGCTCTCGTTGATCAGGCTCAGGTTCGCCACCGGGTTGAACTGCACGCGGTACAGGTGCACGCGGATGCGACTGCCGTCGACGGTGTTGATGCCGTTGAGGTACAGGTACCGCTCCGGCGGCGCGCTGGTGAACATCGGCAGGCTGGAGTAGGCCGCGTGCGAGTAGCTGGCCTTCAGCGGCTGCTCCAGACCGGCCAGGCTGAGGATCTTGATGATGCCGCTGTGCGCGTCCTCCAGCTGGTAGTGCGTGCCGGCGGTCAGGGTGTTCGCCGGCGAGTCGCTGTCCTTGATCGACAGCGAGGACACGTTGGCCGGCTTGGCCAGGACCACGCGACTGCCGTCCACCAGGTTGTCCGGCAGCACCTCGTCGGTCACGCTGCCGGAGGAGATGTCGTTCTGGGTGGCGTACAGGCCCAGCTTCAGGTTGTGCGCGGTGCCGTGGCGCAGGACCAGGTCGATGCTGACGGTGGTGCCGGTGCGCAGCTGCGCCGACTGCAGGCGCTGGCCGCTGTAGGTCTCGGTGCGGTCCTCCGTCTGCGTGTCGAAGGTGAGCTCGCACGACGACTGGTCGCCCACCCAGATCAGCGGGCCGGGCTTGCCACCGGCCAGGCGGGTGCCCAGTTCGATGCGGCCCTGGAAGGAAAAGTCTTTCATGGTGGTTTCTCCGGGGGTGGTGCCGGCACCGCCGGCAGGGTGGAATCGGACGGTCAGCGCATGCACCGGGCGCGCCCGGGCCGATGGCCAATGGCTGA